CACCAAGCGGCGAGCCGCTCGACCTCGCTGGGCGCATCATCGCCTTCACCTACGAGGACGCCGAGAAGAAGGCCGACCAGGTCTCGCTCCAGCTCGACAACTTCGACCTCGCGCTGTTCGAGCGTGCGGAGCTGGTGGGCGGCGCGACGCTCGAGGTCTCCTGGGGCTATCCCGGCAACATGGCGCCGCCGCGCCGGGTCGTCGTGAAGAAGCTCAAGGGCTTCCAGACGCTGACCATCGAGGGCCAGGCCACGAGCGTCTTGATGAACCGCGAGGCGAAGACACGCTCCTGGGCGAACAAGTCACGCGCCGACGTCGTGCGGGAGATCGCCGCCGAGCACGGCTACCAGGGCGAGTTCCTTGACGTCGAGGACACAGGCGAGGTGCTCGACACCATCAGCCAGAGCGCCGAGACCGATGCGCGCTTCCTGCGGCGTCTCGCCGCGCGCGAGGAGTACGAGTACTTCGTCGACGACACGGGCTTTCACTGGCGCTCGCGCGATCAGGCCAGCGCGCCGAAGCACGTGCTGACCTGGTTCTCCGACCCGGGGCGTGGCGACATCATCTCGGTCAGCGTTGAGAGCGACCTCCAGCGACGCGCCGGCCGCGTCGAAGTGCGTGGGCGCGATCCGCTCGCCAAGACCACGGTGGAGTCGGCGGCGACGAGCGCCACGGTCGAGCGCGCGACGCTGAGCGACGTCCTTGAGGTGGTCGACCGCGAGACCGGCGAGACCTCGCTCCAGGAGCGCAACGCGACGACCAGCGTGCATCCGACCTCCGCGCCGACGCCCGCTGCCGCCGAGCGCGAGTCGGCCGCGCGCTTCCGCCGCGCCGAACGCGAAACGGTGAAGCTCGCGCTGCATGTGGTGGGCGACCCGACGCTGCGCGCAAAGCAGGTCGTCGAGGTGCGCGGCATCTCGAGCCTGCTCTCGGGCAAGTACTACGTGACCGAGGCGAAGCACGTCATCTCGTCGTCGGGCTACGTCGTCGACCTGAAGCTCACGCGCGACGGAACCGGCGCTCGCCGAGGCGCGGGCCCGAACGCACGAGGCCAGCCGCAGGGCGGCGAGCCGAACCGCACGACACCGGCGACGGGCACGAGCACGGTGACCGCGCTCGAGCGGGTCGACCCGGAGACGGGCCGCACCGTCGTCGAGTACCGGCACGACGGCAACGTCGTCGGCGTCGAGGACCCGGAGGCCGGCGTCAGCCGCATGTACTGAGGAGCCACGCGATGAGCACCTTCGACGACGACATCCACACGCACGACTCGCGGCTCCTCGGCATGTACGTGGGCTACGTGACGAAGCGCGACGACGAGGAGCAGCTCGGTCGTGTGCGCGTCTGCATCCCGGGCGTGCTCGAGCCCGAGAGCGCGTGGGCGTGGCCGCTGGGGACGAGCGGCGGCGGCTCGAAGGACCGTGGCTTCTTTGCGGTGCCCGAGGAGGGCGCCGAGGTCGCCGTGTTCTTCAACCAGGGCAACGTCGACGCGCCGTACTACCTCAGCGCGCACTGGGGGAAGCCGAACGGAGAGAGCGAGGTGCCCGAGGAGGCGCAGAAGAACCCGCCCGACAACCGCGTGCTCGCCACGCAGACCTTTCGCGTCGAGCTCGATGAGACGAGCGGCGGGCGGAAGCTTCGGCTCACCAACAGGAAGACCGGCGACCACCTCGTCTTCGACGCCGAGGAGAACACCGTGACGCTGCAGGCGACGACGGCGCTCACGCTGCGCGCGGTCGGCGCCATCAGCATCGAGGGCACGCAGATCACCATCGGCGGCCGCGTCGTCCGGCCCATCGCCGCCCCCATCTGAAGGAGACGAACGTGGCCCTCCCGATCTGCCTCGAAATCCCTGAGCTCGGCGATCCGCCGGTCATCACGCTACCGGGCGGCGTGAGCATCCAGCAGTTCAACCTGATGGAGGCCATCCAGCCCGCGCTCACCCCGCTGATGCCCGTGTTCGACATCATCGACACCGTGGTGGCGGTCTTCAACTGCGTGAAGGCCATCCCGGACTCGCTCGGGCCGCCGCCGGACCCCACCGCGCTCGCCGCGTGCATCCCCGAGCTGGCCGAGAAGGTGTCGAAGCTCTTGAAGCTCATCCCGCAGCTTTCTCTGCCGTACACCATCATCGGGATCATCGACCTGGTCATCGACACGCTGAGGCAGGCGCGCGATCAGCTCCTGCACCTGCAGCAGCAGATGCAGCAGATCCTCGGTGCCATCGATCGCGCCACCGAGCTCGAGGACGCGGGGCTGATGGCCATCACGAGCTGCGCGCAGGCGAACGTCGCGACGGAGGCTGCAAATGTCGGCAAGGCGCTCGCGAGCCTTGGGAAGCTCATCGGCATCGTCAACATCTTCCTCGGCATGATCGGCGCGCCCGAGGTGCCCGACCTCTCGAACCTCGCCGGACGTCCGCTCGACGAGGTGGTGCCGCCGATCGACGCCATCGTGAAGGCGCTTCAGGACGTGCGCAGCGCCATCCCGGTGCCGTGAGGACAACCCCATGAGCCGCGAAGCACAGAACCTCCTCATCCCGTTCCGGCGCGACAAGAAGCGCGACTTCGCGGTGGGCAGCGGCGAGGCGCTGCTCGCGTCGAAGGTCCGCCAAGCCCTGCTCACGGAGGGCGCCACGGCGCGCTCGTCGGGGGAGCTGCCCTGGCGCACCAACTTCGGCGCGGGGCAGGCACTCCTGCGCCACCAGCGCAACGACGCCGCCCTCAAGGAGCTGGCCCGGGTCTACGTGCGCGACGCCCTCAAGCGCTGGGTCCCGGGCGCGACCCTCGTGAGCCTCGCCGTCGAGCAGGACGGTCCGGCCCTGACGCTGCGGGTGCGCGTCCGCGAGCGCGAGACCAACGCGGCAGTGGCCGTGTCGATCGAGCGGTGAGCCCGTCCCCGAGGGCTGGTTCTCCGGGGCTTTGCCTCCCCGGAGGCATCCCGTCGTGGCCACGCTGCCCGAGTCCGTCGACTACACCGACAAAGACTTCGACGCCCTTCGGGCGCGGTTGATCGCGCTCATCAAGAGCGTGTTCCCGGACTGGACCGACTTCGACGTCGCCAGCTTCGGCAACCTGCTCGTCGAGCTCTACGCCTACGTCGGCGACGTCCTGACGTTCTACCAGGACAACCTCGCCCGGGAGTCGCGGCTCGTCACGGCCACGCAGCGCAAGAGCGTGATGGCCCTGGCGAAGATGCTCAGCTACCGGCTGCACGGCGCCCAGGCGGCGACCGCCGAGGTCTGGCTCCAGCTCGCCCGTGTGCCGGTAGCCAGCGTGACCTTCCCGGCCGGCACGGTGCTGCGCACGCAGGAGGTCACCGAGCCGGTGCGCTTCCAGCTCCTCGCGCCCGCGGTCATCGCGGCCGCCGCCGATCCGCCGCGCGTGCTCGTGCTGGTCGAGAACTCGAAGGCGCACACGCAGCTCTTCGACGCGCGCGGGCTCGCCGACCTCGAGCTGCATCTCGACTTCGCCCCGTACCTCGACGACTCGGCCGTCGTCTCGACGCCGCAGGGTGCGTTCACCGAGGTCGACAGCTTCCTCGACTCGCGCCCGAACGACCGGCACTTCGTGGTCGCCGTCGACCAGAACGACCGCGCGACGCTGCGCTTCGGCAACGGTGTGAGCGGCATGCCACCGAGCGGCACCGTCTCGGTCACCTACAAGACGGGCGGCGGCAGCGCGGGCAACGTCGACGCCGAGCGCATCGCTGTCATCGAGGGCGCCTTCAAGGACGCGTACGGCAACGCGGTGCAGGTCAGCGTGCGGAACCCCGCACCCGCCACGGGCGGCGCAGACCGGCAGACCGTCGCCTCCGCGAAGCTACTCGCGCCCGAGAGCCTGCGCGCGCTGACGAGGACCGTCGCCCGCGAGGACTTCGAGATCAACGCACGCCGTCTCTCCGGCGTCGCCCGCTCGCTGATGCTCACGTCGAACGAGGATCCGAGCATCGCAGAGAACACCGGCATCCTCTACGTCATCCCGCAGTCCCAGGCGCCCGGCGCGATCCCCACGCCAGCGCTCAAGAACCTCGTGCTCCAGCAGGTGACCGAGGTCTACCCCTGCACGCTCACGTTCCAGGTCAGCGTGCAGGACCCGGTCTACAAGACCGTCGACGTCGCCGCGCGCATTTTCCTGCGCCAAGGCTACGCGCCGAACGACGTGCGCGACCGCGTGCGCGCAAACCTCGCCGCGTACTTCCGCGTGAACGAGCCCGACGGGACGCCGAACCCGCTCGTCGACTTCGGGTTCAACATCAAGGACGCCGAGGGCAACCCGGTCGGCGAGATCGCCTGGTCGGACCTCTTCAACGTCATCCGCGACACGCCGGGCGTGCGGAAGATGGGCGACGCGCGGCTCGACCTGACGCTCAACGGCCTGCCTGCCGACGTACGCCTCAACGTGCGCGAGTTCCCGGTGCTGCGGACCGTGACGCTGGTGAACGGCGACACGGGGGAGCTGCTCTGATGCCGGTCCTCAACCCCAGCTTCGAGGACGCGGGCGCGCTGCCCGGCGAGGCCGAGCACTGGACGCTCTCGGCGGTGACGAGCCTCGAGGAGATCGCGGGCTTCGGCACCGCGCCCGAAGAGGCGTGGGAGGACTTCGATCGCTGGTTCGACTTGCTCGACTCCATCGACGACGTGGTCGTGGTTCTCGCGTTCTTCGACAGCGCGCTCAAGGGGTACGAGGAGTTCGAGAGCGGCTGGGCCAACGTCGTCTACCTCTACGACCTGCCGCCCGCGCAGCTCGTCACCGCGACCTTCGACGGGCTCGCCGCCGAGGAGTGCGAGACGGGGTGGAGCAACGTCCCCTACGCGCGGGAGTGGGCCGACGTCACCGCCGCGACGGGGGTCTTCGACGGCGAGCCGCGCGAGGACTTCGAGGACCAGTGGCGCAGCAACCAGCTCTACGCCTGGACGTGGGCGGCGGTCACCTCGAGCACCGCGATGTTCGACGCAGGCGCGCAGGCCGTCGAGGACTTCAACAACGGGTGGACGCCCGCGACGACGCAGTGAGGAGCTAGCAATGGCCGAAGCAGACTGGACGTACCTCAACGACGGGCTCGACATCGCGACGGTCGACCGGGGCGTGACCGCGGGCATCGCGCGGCCACCGGGCGGCGGCAGCTTCCTCTACGCCTTCAACTCGCTCTCGGCCGTCGAGGGAGCGGTGGGGCTCTTCGCCAACCTCGCCAGCTTCGCTCCGATGGCCAAGGGCGGCTCCATTCGAGGCGTCGTGCAGCGTGGCCCGGGCGGCGGTCCCACCGGCTTCTCGCCGTTCTTGTTCCTCTGTTGTCAGGGCAACTCGGTCAACGACAGCGCGTACCTGCTCGGCCTCTCTGACGACGATCCGCACCGCATCGTGCTCCGCAAGGGCGCGGTGACGGTCGGCCTGCCCACGGCCGACGGGCCTGGCGTGCTGCTCAAGTCGGCGGCGTCGTTCGCGCAGGCGACCTGGCTCCACCTGCGCCTCGACGTCATCGTGAACACCAACGGCGACGTCGTCCTCAAG